ATCTCTGACGGAACGAACACGTTCGGTGCCGCGAGCGTGAAGTTGTTGCCGTCGAGCAGCATGGCCGTGATGACCTGGCCGAGATGGACCTCCTTGGTGACCGAGGGGTCACGCGGAATGGGCCGGTCGATCCATTCGGGCTGAGGCTCAAGCTCGATCCGCCGTTTTCCCTCCCGCAACATGGCGTGGACGGGCAGCGTCGCTACCGTGTCGGCGATGAGGCTCACGCACGAGTACACCGCGGATAGCCCCAGCGCCTTGGAACGTGTGACAGGGGCGAAGTTGAGTGGCGAGGCCGGGGCATCACGATCGGATCCCCAGACCTGCTGGAAAGTGGTGTCGCGACGCTCCCGGAAGCGCCCGAAGAGGCTCACGTTCGCCTCCGGGGCGGCAGGTCAAGGGCGAAGCCGACCGCGAAGGCGCCCACGCCGGCGCTGATGAGCCCTGCGCCCAGGCCAACCGTCGGTCCGAAGAGGCCCGTGGCCAGGAGGCCGATACCGAACACGGCTATGGCGATGCCCAGGACCTGGAGCAGTTGCGCGATCACTGGTCACCTCAGCCGAAGAACTGGACCGGGACCCTCGGGGCCGTCGCCCCAGCCGCGACCGCCTCGGTGCGCGCCACCCACGACAGCACTGCGGCCACGGCGGCGTCGATCTTGTGGACGCTGTCGGGCCGTTCCTTCTGGAGCGTCCACATGCGGTCGCCCTTGTCATCCCGATCAAGCACGATCCGGCGGTGGCAGTTGCCGATGTGGGCAGCCAGGGTCACATCCCCGGAATGGGAGAGCGTGCCGTCACCGATGGCCTGGTGGAACGCACGGACCGCGGCGCTCATCTGGCGGTTGCGGTACGTCTCCCACTTCTGCACGACCTTGTCGCCGTACTTGCCCTGCCACTCGGCAAGCTCCGTTGTCCAGTAGGGCGGGTCCATCAGGAAACGCCACACGCTGTACGTGCTCATCGCGTCATCAACCGCCACGTCGACCAGATGTCGCGGGATCTCACCACCGTAGTCGTCCGGGCTCCAGATGCCGAGTGACCACTGGTAGCCGGTCGTGACCTCGGTCGCGATCAGCGCCGTATGATCGCCGCTCTTGGAACCGTCGCCGCCGATGACGATGAGCGCGCCTCGCTCCGGAGCGTACGTCTTCGCTAGGGCGCGCCAGCGGGTCGCATCGAACGCCTGTGCCGTGCTTCGCTTGAGCATGTTGAGCCACACGCGGGCGAGATAGGCCCGATCGGCAGATGGGTCATCCCACTGCTCCACGATGCCGTCGATGTCAGACCACTCGGCAACCGGCCCGGACGCCTCCACCACGGCGGCACGGATACCGGCGCGGTCGGTCAGGTCATGCCCGTCGCTGGCCTGCCGATGGAAGAAGTAGAGCCGTGCGTCCGCCTTGGCTCCATCCGCCACCTGGCGCGCGTAGTCCATCGTGTTCTCGGCGACGCTGCCCTCACCGGGATCGGGGGCCGTCGTGATCTCCAGCGCCCACGCATCGGCAAGTCTCCGTTTCGGGAGGTTGGCGAGCATCGTCCGGTGCGCTTCTTTTTGGCGCGGCAGGACGAGCCGATGGGTTTCGTCGAACAGCTCGAACGTGGTCCGGGCACCATCGCGGGTGTCGGGTGCGGTTGCCAGCGACACGGCCTTACCGGACCCGTTGCGACGCAGGATCCGCGCCAGCCCCAGATCGAACAGGCCCGCATCCCTGCCCTCACCCAGCATGACCAGCAGGGCGCCATACGCCAGTTCGTCCGACTGCTCCTCGGTGTAGGCGAGCATCGGGATGTAGGGATCAGTGACCGGACCGCCCACCGGCACCCACTCGCGGCCTTCGCGACGCCAATCGACGGTGCGAACGGGGCCTTGTGGATGCAGCTCAACCGCGCAGATGGCGGCGGCGAGCTCCGTCTTGGCCGATCCCTTCCGCAGCGAGATAGCGACACGTCGAAACCGCCGGCGACCCGCCTTGGGGTGATCCCTTGGGTAGACCTCATACATACGCCAGATCAGCCGACGCTTCTCATCGTCCAGGCGGTACGGCTGCCCGTGCAGATCGCCCGGCCCGAAGACGAGAGCCGATTCCATCAGGTCGCAGATACCGGCTCCGAGCGATGGATAGGGCTTGCGTTCGGGTGCGGGGACCTCGAGGACGCTCAACCGACCGCGCGCAACCGTGGATCGCGCACCTTGACCGGGGCTGGTGTCACCTTCACAGCCTCCACGCGCTTGACCTCCCACTGGAGCGACCGGCGCGACAGGGGCGACAGGCCGAACTCGCGCTGCTGGAGCCGGATCTCGGCAGCAATCTTCGGGTCACCGTCCATCCAGTAGCGGTTGACGAGGTCCGCGAGCAGAATCAGCCCGGGCACGTCCGCGTCGACCCACTCGCCCACCATCGGTGACGCCCAGATCGTCGACCACCAGGCAAGCGTGAGGTCGTGCCAGTCCGTTCGCTCGGGCAGTGCTGCGCGTGCTATCGCTGGTGCCACCAGCGTCGCCGCAGAGGTGGCCCGGTTGAGGCGCTGCCGCGTCGCAGCGGGTTTCGGTGCAGGCGGCATGTGCAAGGGTCCGATTCTGGGGTTCCGTAGCCACCAAAGTCCATG